ATATTCAAAACCTGTTGCCGCTGCAGTTACAACCTGGGTAATTCCGGTATAACTAGTATTACCTATTGTTTCACCGGTGGCATATGATCCTTTTGCATCAATGGTTATTGTGCCTAGATCCAGATTTCTTTTTAATACAATACCAGATGTAGCAGAATTTGATCCAACTGCTCTTTGTCCAGGGATAAAAATGGATGTTAGCTCATCTCTTGTTTCAACATATTTGTGAGGAAAATCCCTTTTTACTTTTTTATCCAATTCTGTGAATGATAAAGGCCAACCATACTTACGGATGCCATCGTTTAATATGTAAAAGGTCCAGTGGTATGATGGTGTTCCATATATGAGTTGGGAAACAACATCAGGTCTATCTGGTTCCTGAATTGTATAGGTTTGATAAAAGGCATTGTTCTGTTTTATCTCATCAATAATATCCACGTATGTTGTAAGATTTTGGAATAACTCGAAGGTTGCATCTGCACCACCGGCCTTTTCAAAATCATCTCCAAACACATAATCAACACGATTGAAATTTCTGAAATATTCCATTATGCATTATTCCTTTCAACATCTTCACGTGTAATGGCTCTGAATTCCTGGAATGATAATGTCATACTTATCTGTACAGGATTGCCATCATCATGAAATGACATACTTGCAGGATTGTATGTTGTCTGCACGTTTCGTAGATAACATAATAAAGGTTGAGGCATTTTCATGTTTCTGCCTCTGTATTTAAATCTAATTTCAAATAAATTGGGAAATTTATAACCAATAGGTATTGATGCTTCATCCCTACCAAATGTTGAAGGATACAATTCTGTTCTAAAGTGTTTTATAATCTTATTAATTTGTTCAGCCTCATCTGGTGACGTAGCAATAAAATCATATTGAAAAACAAATTGTCTTATATTCACACCATTGAATACAGACCTTGAATTAGGATTTACTTTTACCTGAAGGCCTACGGCTGCAGCAGTACTTAGACTTGCAGGGCCTTTTTGTGCGGCCCGAGCCAGGGCTATCTTCGCGGCAGTCCCTGTGTTCACTCCTCTAAATATATCTGTAATACCTCTCAGACCTTCTTGAATTGCAGAATTTAATGCACCTAAAACAGATGAACCATTATTAATTGCACCAAGTGCCGCAGCTCCTGCAGGGCCAAGTTCTGGAGTGTCATATGTCACGTCATCATTTACATTTAATGCCTGAGGAAAATATGTTATAACAACAGGAGCTTCCTGAACGTATTTTGTTTTTACCCCAAGTATATCTGTTGTTACGTCAGAATTTTCTTGCGCATTCTTATCCTTGGCTGCCTTGAATGCTGCACCAGCAGCCTGTGCCGCATTTAAATCTCTTTCCATTGCACCAAATCTAGCACGTTCTCTTTCAACGGCACTATTAGGAGTTTCTGCAGTAGTTTGAACTGAATTTTCTGTTAGGTCTTTTACATACTGAAATCCCTTTTCAATTAAAGGACTACGCAATATGGCAATGGCACTGGTTAGGCTCACATCCCAAGGCAATATTGATTTTACCCTAAACGATATTTCAGCACCATAATTTGTTGAAATTGGATATCTAAGTAATTCACCCTGCCTTTGAGAGGCTACAGGGCTTACCTCAATCGGTTCATTAACTTTTTCCACATAGGAGGTTTCAGCCGTAACACCACCGCTACTGGATTTTCCTTCATAGGATCCTGGGGTACCGTCAGCATTTCCTGGTAAACTAGCCATGTTATATCCTTAATAAATAGAAATTAGTAAATCTATTTATATGGTTTTTATGGCATATTCTGGTAAGTATAGGGTTAAGAATTTCACAAAATACAGTGGTGATCCAGATAAAATTGTTTATCGGTCATCCTGGGAAAAAGCATGCTTTCAATGGTGTGATGGAAACCCTAAGGTAAAATCATGGTCATCAGAGGAAACAGTTGTTCCATATAAATGGGATGTTGATAAAAAAATGCATCGTTATTTTGTGGATCTTAAAATTACCTTTACTAATGGTAAAACAATACTTGTTGAAATTAAACCACAAAAGGAAACAGCACCACCCAAAAGACCTGATAAGTCCAAAAGATATATTGGTGAGGCAATGACATATGTCAAAAATATGAATAAGTGGGAGGCGGCCGATGCATATGCAAAAGATAGAGGGTGGGAGTTTCAAGTGTGGACAGAGGAAACATTACATGAAATGAATATTTTAAAAAAACTCAAACCATTAAAACCTCTAAAGCCATTTAAGAAAAAACGTAAGAAATGATATAAATAGCCTTATGTCAAATCTATTTCAAAAATTAGAACTTGAGGCCTTTAGAGCTGGAATCAATCCTAGAACAAAAGAATCCAGAGATTGGTTTCGTAAAAAGGTTCAAGGACTCAGAGGTATGAGTCGTACCGAATTAATGCAACAGGATGAGATTACACTTGCAAATAAATCACAGCCTCTAATAGGCTCAATGAATATGTTTTTCTATGATCCAAAACATAAAGAAACACTACCTGTGTATGATAGATTTCCTCTTGCGATTATTGTAGGTCCGGCTGAAAAAGGATTTTATGGTTTAAATTTACATTACCTTCCTCCTGTCCTAAGGGCAAAGCTTTTGGATTCACTAATGGATATCACAAATAATAAGAAATATGATGAGACAACAAGTTTTCAGGTAAGTTATAAAGTGCTACAGGCTACATCAAATTTAAAATATTACAAACCATGCCTAAAACATTATCTAACTGCTCACGTTAAATCAAGATTGGCAAGAGTTCAAGCTCCTGAATGGGAGATAGCTACATTTCTTCCAACAGCTGATTGGGCCAAACAGACCTCACGTCAAGTATATTCACAATCAAGGCAGGCAATCTAATGTCCATAGATCAATTAAAAAGTATGGTATCTGGTAAACTAGGATTTGCAAGGACAAATCAATTTGCCATTCAACTTCCATCCGAATTTGCCTCAGAAAGTTTAATTAATAGAATTGCTGCTTTTGCTTTGGCTGGCTCTATGGGTGGTGGTGATATTAATATTCTGTGTACAAATGCGACACTACCCGGTAAACAGGTAATAGTTAACGACAGAAGGATTGGTCTTGAATATCAAAAGATTGCATCAGGATATGCCGTTGATGATGTTACGCTTACCTTTTATGTGTTGAATGATTATGGAATAAAAAAGTATTTTGATAACTGGTATTCCACCACAGTCTTTGATGATGCACAATCTGTCCCATATAAAAGTAATTATGCAAGGGATGTGAAAATATTACAACTTCGTAGACCAATCACTACAAAAACCTTTGAGGTTGGTCCTATTAGTATTGGTGCTGATATTGGTGGTGGTACTGCATATGCGGTTCAACTTATTGATGCCTTTCCTATTGCAATTAATGCCGTTGAATTAAGTAATGACCTTGATGGTCTAGTACAATTATCGGTTACTTTGGCATATACAAATTGGAAACAAGCATCCACAGGTTTTCTTGGTGGCCTTATTGCACCAAATTTTGGATTAAATATAGGAGGTCTTGGCGGGTCTCTTGGTAATATATTATCTTAAGGAGTAAAATATGGCGCTGCCGCGTTTGAATGAATTACCTCAGTATGAATTAATTATACCCTCAACTGGCGAAAATATAAATTATAGACCATTCCTAGTAAAGGAACAAAAAGTTTTAATTTTGGCATTGGAATCACAAGACCAAAAGCAAGTTTTAAATGCAATTCTAAATTGTATTGATGCATGTTGTGAAGGTATTGATTCTAAGAATTTAGCCACATTTGATGTTGAATATATCTTTACACAGATACGAGGTAAATCTGTGGGTGAATCAACAAAGGTTAATATTGCCTGCGGTAAGTGTGAAGACAATAATGAAGTGTCAATTGATTTAAATAAAATTGCACTTCAGGAAAATATTGACACAAATAATAAGTTTGTAAAAATTACAGATGATATCACTGTTGAGTTAAAATATCCAACATACAGTGAATTCATGAAAAGATCAAACCTTGAGATAAACTTAAGTGCAAACATTGTATTTCAATTAATGTCTGCATGTCTTGAGGCAGTAATACTAAATGACGATGAAAGGGTATCAATTAAAGATGAATCTGCAGAGGAAGTTGAAAACTTTATTAACTCATTAACAGCAGAACAATTTGCAAAGATGCAAAATTTCGTTGAGAGTATACCTAAAATTCATATGGATATTACGTTTAAATGTGAATCATGCGAACATAATAATATAAAAAGACTGGAGGGTCTAACCGATTTTTTTTCCTAAACCTTTCTCATGAATCACTTGAAAACTTTTATAATACAAACTATCAATTGATTCAGAACTACCAATATTCATTATATGATCTGGATCATATGATACCGTGGGAAAGGGAAATATATCTTGCAATGTTAGTGAATGATATAAAGGAAAGAGAACAACAGGCTAATAGGTAAAAGATATGGCAATTAAAATAACACCAACTAGAACTGGCGCAAATGTTGAGTTAAAGGATATTGCAACTATCCTATCTGAACAGAATCAAGTGCTTGCAATGAGTGCTGAATCACAGACAAGATTAGAAAAATCCTTTTCTTCGTTTATTCAGATGCTTAAGAATCAGGAGGCAGGTGATGCTCAGGATGAAAGGCAGGCTAATGCTCGAGCAAACAATAGTCAAGGGTATGCCTCACGTGCTATAGGTGGTGCGAAAAGAGGCTTAGCAGGTATTACATCTGGCGTTGATAATATGGTGGCTGGCATTATTCCATTTGCTTTAGGTTTAATGAGGAGATTTATTCCGGCATTACTTACCGTTGGTCTTGCAGATCAGGTTGCAAATAGCATTAAAGATAAAATAGGACCTGAACTTGCAAATATGGTTGAATCTTCACTGACAGGTGCTGGCATAGGATTTCTTTTGGGTGGTGCCAAAGGTGGAATTTATGGTGCCATAATAGGGGCTTTATTCAGTGAATCATCACGTAAATTTGTTGTAGGTATGGTAAATAATATTTTCAATACTGATTTTGCTGCTACAGGGCCTGAATCATTTGCTGTTGTTGGTGGTGCTGCTCTTGCAGCAAAGTTTTTAATAGGTTTACTACCTAAACTTTTACCTTTACTTTTATCGCCCACAGGATTTATAGCTGCAGCCGTTTTAGGTGGCCTGGCCGGATATTTTGTCTATCAGAATCTTACACCAGAACAACAGGCCGCTGTGGATAAAATAACAGCACCATATAGATCTTTAATGTCGGACCTTAGTATCACATTATTGGAAAAGGCCGCTGAAGCATCCAATGACATTGTTGATGGAATAAAAGAATATTTAAATTCATCACTTGTTGCAATGGGTCTTACACCAAAGTTTTTAACAAGTGAAAGAAAAGCTAAATTACTCGAAGGCCTTACTGCAGAGGATAAATCTAGATACGATGATCTTGAAAGGCAGGCAATAAGAAGTTCTCAAAACTATATGACTGCCTTTGCTGGCACAAGAGAAGAAAAAAATAGACTTCGTGAACAATATGGATTGGAAGGCACTTCGCAGAATGAACTTGTGGACTATTTTCAAAATGAAGATAGAAGACTAAGAGATCAGATGGATCAAATTGTAAATGCCCAACAAAAAGTAAAAGAGGCACAGAGAGCAGCAAAAGAAAATCAAGATGCTCTTGTTGAAGAATGGAAAGCATTAACGGCCGAACTTAATAAAGATAATCCAATGCCGAGTCCTAATGATGCAATTGCATATGCACAATATGAGGCCACAGAAATAGATAAAATTGGTGTAAGAAGAAGGCTGGATGAATTGACCACAATTCTTCGGAGACAAAAAATAGGTCCATTTGGCGATAGACAATTTGTGTCATATAATGCTGAGGGTCAACCATCGATGATAACTGCAGGAGAATATTATTCTAGAACCAATCCTACTGCTGCAGAGACCATAAGTAATGTGAATAGGGTAAGGCCACCAACTGGTGATGTGGTTGATGCAAGGCAATTTAATGATAATAGTGTTACATCAAATCAGGCGGCACTTGTTGAAGGTGGTAGTGCCATGGATACTGGTGATGTTTATGCAGATAGAATGAAACGAATGATGAATTGAGCAGTTTATCTTCATGCTCAGGAAGTATATTCTTAGTCTTCGTTAGCCAATTTAGCAAAATAAGACATAGTGTCATCATCACTCTGGGTATTTAACTCAGATTCAGTGACAGGTGGTGTTTCCATTGGTGATGCAGCAGGTTCATTTACCTGGTTCATCTGAACAACCTTTGGTGCACCCATCTCAACTTGTTCACCTAGAACACGCATCATTTTGGCTTTTAACTCGTCGTATGATTTGTAGTTCTTTGGGTCGGTAAACTCACCGAGGTTATGTAGTCCATTATAGACTGTCTCCAATTGGGATTCATCTCCACCATGGAGAGCAGCTGCGCTTGAAAATTCTGACTTATCATAATTACGATAACCTTCAACATTACGAATTTTTAATTTAAAGTCTGCACCATCCCAAAAGTCAAATGGGTTGACCGGAGTTTCATCCGCGAATGATGGTTGCATCACATCCATAATTTTTTCAAAGATCTTTTTACCAAACTTATATAGCATGATCTTACCTTCATTGGAAGGATTACCAGGATCCTGCACAATAAGGGCATTCACTACATAATGGAGTCGCCGTTTTTGTTTACGGGCAGTTTCCTTGTCCTCGTCGATGCCAGAATTCCAGAGTCGTGAGTTGAGTTCGCCAACTGGATCAGGTTGACCAATAGAAGTAAGGCTGTTTTCGATATACCATAGACCGGTTGGTCCTTTAAATCCATGGTCCCAATATCGGACCCAAGGGAGTTCTTGGCCTTCGGCTGCTGGGAGGAATCGTAGGACTGCATATCCATTACCCGCCTTATCAACTGTTGGTTTCCAGATTCTGTCATCTCCATAGTTCTTTTGTTCTGTAGAACCACCAGCCTGTTCGGCTGCCTGAACGAGTTTGGAGATTTGATCGCGATTGCGCTTTAAGTTTTCGAATGACATTTGTATGTTCCTTGTATAACTGAAATATTTACTGTAGTATTATAACACATTTATGCTGTAATGTAAATGTATTTATACTCAATTTATTCAAAAAGTGCTGAATCAATTGAGTTTGTTTTTGGTAGCAGGTTAAGTTCTGCGGCCTCTGCCTCCAATTTATCTCTAATAATTGGAGAGACAAATTTCTTTACATCTTCTGGTTCGATGTTATTTTTTTCGCACACCAATAGTATGGCTTCCATATAACCAATTGATAAGTCAATAACAGTCTTTTCAATTAGTTTAGAAAATTTTGTTTTATTTAAGAATTTTTCTTCTATTTTTTCACTCATTTATCCAATACCCTTAACAATATGGTGTCCTTATTAATACGGCCATTTGGTACCGTAGTTTTGGTTGTAAGATTTTTCCACTCCTTGTCAATTTGATTTGGTGTTTTACTCAACGCAAATGGTAAGAATTCATTTGGTTTACGCAGACGTGTACACCTACTGTTCACCTCATCAAAATCCTTAAGTGTTGAACCTGACACAGAGAAACCATTCACTGCAGCTGTAACAAACTCAGTGATAACTCTTGTCTTTGGATTAAACGTAAACAATCTACGCTTACCAACAACCTGGATTGGTGGAATGGATACGAGTTTAAACTCTGTATCTTGTTTTTTGTAATTAACCTTGGCAACTTGTTTATCTGCCGCCTTTGGTCCTTTGGCTTTTATTGCCCTGGTTGCCTTACCTGCAGATTTAATTCTATCAAGGTCTGCCAACATTTCATTACATGATTTAATACGGCGGTTGAGTTCTGGTTTTTTCAAATGTGAATAACCTTCCACGGCATCAGGACAGCGCTTATGATAGGCATCTTCATAATCTAATAACCATCCCTCAACCACCTCACGGACTGCCTTGGTTGCAGAGGAGGGCAGTCCATGTTTCTTGAATAGAGCATATATATCGATGGTAGTCTTTTCACTCTCCATCCAAGAATCTTCTAAATCCAATAGGTCTTGCATTATTGTTTTACCAATTTTATTCTGCAATCTTTGCATTGGTGACAATGATACAACCTTATCATCTTTAACCTCAGCTTTTTTCTCTGCAATTAATACTCTACCTGATACAAGTAATTCCTGTAGATAATTATTTAAGGCATTTGCAAAGTACTCAGACTTTTCACACATAGCCATTTCCATCATCATCCACCATGATGTGGCACAATGATGTGTAAAGGCATAAAACTTATATTCAGGGTTTGCAAAAATGGCTTGTGCATCTTTTTTAGAAAATGTCTTACGAACATATCCCTTAATTGATTCTGATAAGTCCTTATTTGCAACCTCGAAGTGAAAATAGTTTTTTACGTGTTCAAAACCTTTATCTGAAGGTACACCACCTAGACCAGTTTTGGCTCTACGTGGTAATGATTTTTTCTTTTTCTTTTGTAATTTTGCTACCATGATTAATTCCTCTGCAATTGAAAATCATACACTATTATATCACATTTCTGGATAAATGTAAACAATTAATTTCGTCTCATTGTTGCAATTTCCTTTGCTGCATTACTATCCTTACGAATTGGAACCATATTTGATTTATGCAACGTACCGATACCTGCAAGCTCATCACCAGTATATTGTTTGGTAGGTTTTGCATAACCATTACCTACCTTATCAGATGTTGGGGCAATTGGTTCGCTTACCTTATAATTTGGTATTGAGGCACGATATATAGAACCTTTTTGGTAACCTACACGTTGTAGTAATGCTGACATCTTTTTTTCTTCTTCCAAAACAGCAGCAGTCTTTTTGCCTGATTTACGTTTACGAGTATTGAGCGAGGTCATTCCTCTAACCAGATGCATCGTCATAATAGTGTCCTTTTCTTTCCATCTCATCACATCTTTTCTTAAGATATAACATAAC